CGGTGTTAGGAGTACGCAGCCACCAATAGTACGGCGTGCCGTTACTTTGATACTTAATGCGGTTCGTGTCGTTGCCATCGTTTTTGCTCGCAAAGTCTGAGTAGTTTTTATAGTATGGGTACGCTGCACCCTCATCAACGCTATTTTCAAAATTTCCGTAAACTTCGGAACATGAAAGCAAGAATATTTTCTCCGTGCTTGTTTTAGAACCTCCACCGTCAGTAAGTGTGTTGAGCGCCGTTACTTTCGTGACCTCGCCGAGAACTGAAAGGAAATCGGGGTCTACGCCACGCAGAAAGCCGCTTTCGGTGTCCGCCCAGGACGGCTTGCGTGAAAACTTGCTCTGCCTCGTCCACGTTCCGCCAGGAGCGGCAGAGCTGTTAAGCCTCATTCTGAGATCACTCTCAGCCCAGTTGTTAGAGCCATAGCGAGCACGATGAATGTGATTGAGGTCTGACACGGTGCCGTCTGCCATTCCGAGCGACGTTCCCTCTGAGCCCTCCTGAACAGATACAGTTTCAATAACCGCACTAGCATTAGCATTAACATACGTCGAAACCTTTGTAGCTGATGCCTGCTGCTGATATGCCCACGGAAACATAATCTGACCCGCTGCGGGTACAGGTTTTGTGAGCGTAAACTGGTATGTTTTACCGCCACCGTTTTCCACGTCATAGCCTGCAGGCAATGTTATGTTATATGTTCCTGCCACAAGTTCTTCACGGGCATAGTATATTGCTTCCGTGCTGTCGAACTGAATGTTCTGATAGAGATCGTGGAGCTGCAAAGTTAGGGAGTGCTCAAACTGACTATCGGCGGGCGTGTCGTGATCTATGCCGATGATGTCAAACACAAGCTTGTTTGTCGTTTCGTGCACAAGCACCTCGTCGCCTGCTTTCGGTGTACCCGTTACTGTGATACCATACGCTGAAAGCTGTACAGGCTCACCATTGAAATGCCACTCAGCGCCGTTATATGAAAACTCATACTCCCCGTTGTGTGATGTACCTACCGCCGCTATGAACGTGTCTGCGGCTACTGTGGCAGCGGTAATGCCGCTTGTGCCCTCTGTGTTGCCGACGGTTGCAGTTATCGCAGTTTCTTTTTCGGCTATGATCTGATCGCCGATAGCAAACACCTTGTCTGCCATACCCGCTCTTACGATAGCCTGCACGTCTGCAAAGCTGTTGATTTTAAGACCGCCCGTGTTCGCTGCAATCGCAGCTACCGAACGAGCTATGCCCTGCATAGTGCTGTCTCTTACGAGGTCTATTGTTTCTGCCATTGTTATTCCTCCGTTTCTTTATATGTCAACGATAAACTTTTATCGCTGTTTACTGATAGTAAAAAATTCTTGTCGTGATAAATGTCTTTCACGGCCTTTTCTGCTTCTGCTGCCGCTGCGTTTGCGGCTGTTGCTGCCGCATTAGCTGATTTTACGGTTTTCCTCGCAATAGCGGTTGCTTCTAAGTCCATTATTTGTGCTGCCTCCTATATCTTTACCCAGGATAGAGCTTCACCGTCGAAAACGAAAACCTCGCCTGTGTCGATTTCAAAAAAAGTCGAGCCGTTTCCGACTTTGTACCCGCATATCATATCCGTAGGCTTAGTATCAGTTGACTTTCCTCTAAGCTCCAGTATAGGCGCTCTGTCTGCGAGTGAAGTTGTCGCCTTGTATATAGTTATCACATTATCCCTCCTTATAACGTTTCACATACGGCATAAGGCTTGCCGTCGGTTATTCTGAGTTTAACAACGAACGTTGCTCCAGTATCATTATTTTTAAGAGCTATGCCGTCGATTACATCACCGACGCTCTCAGCAGCCTTATTAGCCCGCTCAGTTGCGGCGTTAGCAGTAGCTATTACTGTATTGACCGCTCCTGTAAGGCTTTCTCTCGCCGTGTCTGCATTATCGGCGGCGGAGTTCGCCTTGCTTGCGGCAGCTGAGGCTATATCAACAGCTTTGCTCGCTTCATTCAAAGCCTCAGCAAGCGCCTTATACTCATTCGTAGACGTTATCTCGTCGTCTGATACTGCCGAGCGCTGCACCGCAATATAGAAATACTGCGTTGTAAGTAGTGAGCTTTCTTTGTACAGAGATATTTCAGCGATAACATAGCCCTCAACTGCTAGTATCTGTTCTGTGAGTTCTGCTACGATTACGTTATTTTCAATAGTAGCGTTGTTGAATACTGCTTTCTTATCTGCCTTAACCGCTCTTATTCGTGCTGTAATACCGCTGTCAAGCGTATACGGCTTGCCGCTATCTGTTATCGTAATATTAACGTAGCGGCTGCTGCTGTCACCTTGCTTGGCGAATACTATCGGCGGAGCTGTCGAACGTGAAACATCAAGCGATATGCTTGTTGAACTTTTCATATAAGTTAGCCCTCCTCGATCATAAAAGAAAGTGCGTCAATAGCGCTAAGAGGCATTTCTCTTTCTGCTATATCAGATAGCTTTATTGTTGATATTTCCACCTCGGACAGCTCTAAGGCTATTTCGTTTATAGCCTCGCATATCTCATTGAATGCTTTCGGGTCGTCTTTGGCTGATACACTTGTTTTGCCGCCCGCCTTATTCTTTATGATCTCATCACGAGATAAAACGAACGGCTCTAATGCCCGCTCTATCGCAATTTTATTTTTGATAATAGCGTATGATGTTTTGGACGGCAATTCGATTTTCTGCTTGATTAACGTTTTGATCTGCTCTAGCTTCTGCTCGAATTCAGCGTTTGATTTCTTGATTTTCATATTATCCCGCCTTTTCGATATTGATTATTCTGTTTTCGAGGTCTTTAATGTATGCTAGCAACAGCGGTACAAATTCCTCGTATCTGAGCGCATATTCTTTCCCGTCGCCGTCTACATCAACGAATGCAGCGAACTCAGAGGCGCTAATGCCTGCTGTTTTCATAGCTTCAAGTACATTCTGTGCGGTGAAGCCTGTGTGCGTCCTGCCGCTTAACGCTATATCGCTTGTATAATTGAACGATACAGGCGTTATATTTTTTATAACGCTTAAATATCGTTCGGAAAGTGGAACGATATTTTCTTTTTTTCGTTCGTCGGACGTTACGGCAACGGGCGAGCCGTTAGCATAGATGTTTGAGCCCACAAGTTTGAGGCTATAAGCGTCCATACCAACAAATAAGCCATTACCATTGACCCACCTAAACGCTATCGTTCCTGTGCAGCATATCCCGCAGCCGTCGTCGATATCAAGATAACCTTTCCGAATATAAAGACTGTGATTTTGCACCCAGGTGTCACACCGCATTGTTATTGAGTTTCCGACAACGTAAGTGTTACAGCTATTAGCGTTAATACCGAGATATAATCCCGCTCCGTATGTTGCGTTGTTGCTCCAGTACCTAAGCCCCGTGTTCCCTCCCCATGCAACGCCGACATTATCATCAAAATTAAGCAAACTTTTGATTTTTCCGTTGCCAAACTTAATATCGCCATAGAAATAATGCCTGCAATCCATATCAGTTGCCGCACTTTGAATATTGCACTTATAATATGTTTCCCAGCCGTTATCATATGCACCACCTAGGGTTATGCCATGATAATTACCCGAAGCCATAATTCCAAGTTGATAGTAAGTGTTTCTATACCCAACAGGGGTGATATATGCAAGTCGTTTATTATCTCTGAAAAATTCAAGCTGATTTCCGTGCACATATAAGTACGTTAAATCGGTAGTTGCGGTTGTAAGAGATCCTGTAATCGTTGCACTGTTTAACGTTGCACTTTTTGCCGTTATAGTTCCATTGGCGGTGAGCTTAAAATTGTCGCTTTCAACAACAAACCTGTTAGAAGTAAGCTTGATCGTTCCTGCTGATTGATTTATCTCGGATACAAGATTAGACTTGCTCACCTTAAGAGATATGCTCTGCGAGTTCTGCGTTATCGACGATTGCATAGTATTCATTGTCGACTGCATATTGTTGACAGTAGCTTTCGTGGCGTATGTCGTGCTTACAGTTTGTGTTATATTGTTTTCTGATACTTCGATAGCTGCTGTTACGTCCTCTGTCTTAGCGTAGCTTTCAAGAGTTTGGCTTACGGATAATGTAATACTATCAGCAGTTTGACTTATAAGCGTTTTGAGTGAGCTTTCAGCCGTTGATATGGCGTCAGTGTAGCTCGTTGTGATCGTGCTTTTTAACTCTTCGTCCGCAAGCTTGAAAGCCTGCTCGACGCTTTCTTTTGCGCCGGTTATGTTGTCCTCAATGGATTTTTTAAAACTCTGAGATATGGCGTTCGCCTGTACGCTATCAGCCGCAAGGAGTGCTCCATTAAGTGTGCCCACCGTTATGAAGTCTGCTACTATTGCGCCGTTCATTGTTATAGCAAGCCCATAATCGCCGTTATACCCGTTTTTTGAGTAGCCTAAGCCCGCTGAGTTCCAGCGCCAAACACGGACGGCGCTTTCAATGTCGGGGCTATCAAGTATAAGTATTTCCTGCGGGCTTTCCGCAGGGTGTAAAACTACATAGCCGCCACTGTTACCTGTTATAAGGTTTGTCGCATTTTTTATGGCCTCTTTGAGCTCTGTTGACGCATTTGCAAGCCCCTTTTTCACAAGCGTAGTAATTCCCGCTATTGCCTTATTCTGGTCTAAGACAGTTTGAGCAAAGTTGCTCTTAGCGTCACCGAGCTCGATTGACTTGTATTTCTCGGCTAATACGTCATATACAGTCTTAATTACCTTGGCTTTTGCTGATACGCCGAGCTTTGCGAATTTAACGGTTACAGTATCGCAGAGCTTAACTTTTTCAAGCGGCGCAATATTTTTGTATTCCTCAGTCTGCCACAACGAAACAAAAGAGGCAGTAATGCTTACGCTCGGAACTCCGAGGCTTGTGTGTGCTTTCAAATACGTTTCCGCTTTTGTGCGGAGTGTTGCCGGTGTTATCTCGTCGCCCGCTGAAAATTGATCGGAAAGATTTATGATATACGCCTTTTTATGTCCGAGTTCCGCCGCCTCATTGATCGGCAATACTTTGTCTTTGAGATATACAAATTTGTCCTCTGATGTAGTTTTACCGTTGCCGTCGTCTTTCTGCTCTGTGTAAGTAGCATATGGCATTATGTGAGTATACGTTGCTGTTATATTTTTATCTT